AGATGTCAAATCATTAGTATTCTTATAGAAAACATCGTGGTTTCCTGGAATAATATCCATATGAATACCTTCTTTCTTAAGAACATCTAAGAAAGTCTTACGATTCGAATTTTGTGCTTTGAAATTGATAAATTTGCGGTGGTCGTAATAATCACCTAGGTGCAGAATTTGATTAATTCCATGCTCTTTCAAATATGGAAAAAATACATCTTTATAAAATTTTTCTTGATAATTTAAAAAGATTTCTGATGAATTACGAATACCACAATGGGTATCATTAATGATTGCTATTTTCATCTAGTCCCTCAAGGATTTCACGTTTGAGCTGGTTAGCTCTTTCATATGCGGCAATAGTATCTCGGCTTTCAGGGCCTTTTAAGCTTCTTTCAAGATTTGCCGCTTTTTGTAGCTCACAAAATTTAATAAACTTGTCTTTAAGTCCCACATCACTCTCCCATAAACAATTCAATACCTTTAGCGTTTTTGGCTTTGATTTTTTCTTCTTTTGCAAAATCTTTTAGCTGATTATCAGTATCTTTTACTTTATCAATACGAGAACGAAGTTGATCAATAAAGTAACGACTATTATCAGTATCACCATCAAGACCCGATTGCATAAAGTCATCAATAGAAGCTTTTTCAATCCATTTGAATTTAATGTCTTGTTGTTTCTTTTCTTTTGCAATACGGCGTAGGAATGCATAATAACAAATTTGTGTAAAGTATGCAAAAGCATTAGGATTACCTGTACGAGTTGCAGCTTCTATGTTATAATTCATAACAGCTTTTAAGCAATTCTCAACAGCATCCATTACCATCTCTTCACGGTAAGTGTATCGAATAAAATTAGATTTGTGAGACAAGCCTTCGGCAATCTTAAGGAAACAAGTTGCAATATAATCAGTAACAATTGGAAGTGCTTGACCTTCCTCTTGGGCTTTATTTACTGATGAGACGTATTCAACAACTTTATGAGAGAATTCTCTATTGTTGACATAATGTGGTTTATCTTTTGGTTTGATTTTTGCCATGATATACTCCTAGCATATATTATTAGTTATATTATAAACTAATTCTAAGGAAATGTACAACACTTTTTGCAACATATTTTTTAAAATAATTGCATTTTTATGCACTTTAGGGGTTTACAGATTGGGAAAACTGTGGTATAATTAATAGAGTCCGGTGAGAGAGGGGGATATACTATCTCTAATGTAACTTCTTAGATGGTGATTCCATAAAATTTAGATCCATGTCTTCATCACTAGCATCTTCCATACCATTATCTATATCACTAGTATTATCAGATTTAAGCGCTGCTCTGATATACTTTTCTTTAATTTCATCAGTAACTTCACTCGCAGAAATTACATTTCGCGAGTTTAACTTAACCAAATTATGCTTTGCAAATGGAAAATATTTTGTAAAGAAATAAGTATCATATCCATTTGCAGTAGTAACTAGATTCAAGTTCATGGGTCTTTCAACAATTATTGAAGCACCTTCAGTAGAATTTATATATGTGACTATCTCACTACCATCAGATAACTTTACGTGTTGAATATCCATAGTATCTAAAGGATCATTTTCTTCTATCATAATGTTATCTCGTAAATTTTATATTTGAACTTTTCTTTTGTATAAATCTTGATGCGTTCTGCAGCATGATTAAGCGTATAGTTCTTATTACTCTTCCAATGGAGATCATCCGCTATATCGTATAACTTTGTTTCTCTACCATCTTCAGACTTTCTCAATCCTCGTCCAATTGATTGAAGGACTTTGATTTGAGATTTTGATGGGGATGCAAATACAATATTATGCAAATTACGAATATTAATCCCAGTGGAAAAAGTGCCAAGGCTTGCAACAATAATAGCATTCTTTTCTTTTTCAGTAATAGATCTGACTTGTTCTCTTGTATCTACATCGGTAGCACCAGAAACAAAAAATATTTTCCTTCTAGCATGAGCTCTACTCTTAATCATATCATATAATGGTTTACCATGCTTTTCTACTAATTGGAAAAGTACTAATGTATTACCATCTTGATCAAGAGCTAAATTTGAAATAAAGCTATTTCGTTTTTCATGGCCAACAATAAAGTTGATTTCTTCTTGGTACTTAACTTTATTTATAAGCCTACATTCAGCATCAGAATATTTCATAAGTAAAACCGAAATATCTAGTGCAGATAAAGATCCTTCATCCATAAGACTCTTAGTTGTAGTCACATAATACGCAGGTCCAAAGTAACCTTCAAGAACAAGTTTATGAGTATTAGTACCATCAAGAGTACCTGTAGTACCAAATCTAAACTCAGCTTCTCTACACTTTGAAAGAATGGATGTAAGACTTTTTGCTTTAAATGTGTGTGCTTCATCACCAATAACCATACCATAATCTTCAAACCAATGTCCTGGCATTTTATAAATTGATTGCCAAGTTGTAATAACAATCCTTTGATCAAAAATCTTTTCCTTTCCAGAATAAATCTTATGACAAAGTTGTTCTACATTAAAGCCATCATCAAATTCTGAATAATCACCAAAGTCTTTATACATTTGTTCTACCAACGAAGTAGTAGGAACAACAATAATTACTTTCTTATCATAATTTTCAAGATACCAACGAATCAAAGAATAAATGATAAGTGATTTACCAGACGCTGTTGGAGAAATGAGCAAACTACGTTTATTGGTTAAACCTTGCTCAATGGCATTTAATTGGTAATCCCGCGGCTCAATTGGTTTTCCTCTAGATGTAATAGTCATATCTTTCATGAATGACATATCAACATCAACTTTAGATCCAGCCAATCCGTAATAGTTACTATGCTCTAACGCAATTTTATAATCTCGGCCAGGTGTATTCGCGAATTCTTCTACGTACTTGTATAAGCCAGCTGGTAGCTCTTTATTGCGATTATCATATAAGCGAATTTTACCATCCCATATTTTATTCTTATAGGATGGCATAAATTTATAACCAGGAACATAGAATGTGAAAAAATCTGAAAGCTCATTAGCAACAGATGGTTCACAGTCAATGTGTAGGAAAGCATGATTTTTATTATGTATTTTAAGGTCGCTCATCCACCACTCTCAAACCTTCTCCAGTCAATCATATTTTTAATAGTGGAGTGTCTCCATCTAATGTTATTTATGATCTCTTCCAGAGTCTCAATTAATGTTTTTAGATAATCTATTTTTGCTTGCGACTCTTGAATATGCGGATCTGAATTATAATAATAATCCATTTCACCCTTTAGAATCTTAAGACCATTTAAAGCATCGTATTCCCAACCACGTTGCTCAATATCTTCTTTTGGCATCTTACCATTGTACCATAACCACTTATCTCTAAGCAGCACTTTAAACTCCATATCTCTACGCTTCAATTGAAGTTTAGATACAGATAACATTTCTAGATATTTTGCATGAAGTGAAGCTGTTTTCTTAGAAGCTTCATCTAATCTGAGATCATCAATCTCAGAATCTTTTGCCCACATTTTTAAAACGTCTTCAAGATTTAGCATAATATAGTTTCACCTTTATAAAAATTTATAATAACTGTAATTGAATTCCGCTACTGCTGTTAAATAATTTACCGATTCGCCCGTAACTTCAAATGGTAGTGAAGATAAACTTGTTGGATGAGCATCGACAAATTGAATTTGTTGTACTACGTTATTACTAGAATTATATATTATCAGCGCAAGATCACGGTTTTTGCGAGTATTCAAATCATCTTGTCCAACCATACCAAACATCCAATCATGAATCTCTTTATAGTTGGTAAAGTTTTCGTCTACAATAAAAGTAAGTTGCAATGGTGCATACACAATTTTATCAGCGGAAACAAGAATATTTCTTTTTGGTGTATTCATTGCTGCGCCATCAACTGACATATCAGGAATAGAAGCTAATTGAACTGTATATTGAGCATTTGGATATTTAAGATTATCAATCACTAAACGAAAACTTGAAGGATTTGCAAAGCTAATATTTTCTACAAGAGTAGAAGTAGGTTCAGTAGAATAGTTAATTTCATTAGTATATGCCATAATCGTTCTCTCTAATGTTAGATTATATCATTATTTATATGATAAAAAAAGGGGCTCCGAAGAGCCCCTTAAAGGTTGGTAGGTTAAACCCTACTCTTTTTATTATGTGCCTAAGATGTTTGTAACAGCAAAGATACGGTAGTACTGGTTAGCACGATCTGTACCAGTTTCAGCAGAAGCTGCGCCACCCGCGAATGGGTTAGCAACCATGCCGTAACGAGTTTTGAAACCAATACGTGGCTGGAAGTCTTCTTCACCAACTGCACGAACCATTGTTAATGGAACATATGGCGCATAGAAGAGACCTGCATCGTATGGGTTTGTGCCACGGTAACCTACGTTTACATAATCCTGTGTTGCATATGGATCGATGTATACTTTTGTGCGACCGTTAAGAACACCAGCAAATGTGTTGCCTGTGTCATCTACGTTCAAGTTAGCTGCAAGCGCTGGAGTGTAATCCAACATGCCAGCTGCTGCAAGAGCAGATGCAACGTCTGAGGAACAGATGATGAAGTTACCTTTACCGCGACGTGTTTCACGAGCGATTGTGTTAGCTTCACGTTCGATCTGC